GACTCAGTAATAGTAATAGCTACTTCGTGTGCAGTAACATCAGCTTCACTAACTGTATAATCAGTTATGTAAGATGAAGAATCTACTGAACCATCAGCTTTTAAGAATTGTGAAGAACTTCCACCAGTCTTAATAAACTCAGTTGCTTCTATAGTACCAGCGAATTCAGATGGTAATGTAGATAAAGAGTTAATTGCTCTAGCTGTTCCAGTTGAAGTTATTGAATCATTTTGGATTCTTAAATATTCAAATCCTCCAGAAATAGTTCCTCCAGTTTGGTCCATATCTAATAAAGCAACAGATACATCACCTGTAACCTCACCAGCAGATATAGCTGTAGTAATATGAGCACCTTGTAGGTAGTCAACGTCTACACCAGAAGCATCTAATTTAGATGAAATATTTCCACCTATCATATATTCAATATCACCAGTTGCACCAGCTTGAGCTTCAGCCAAACCATATACACCTTGTACAGTTACGTTTGCACCGTTATTACCAGAAGCATCAGTTCCACGGTAACTAGCTTGACCAGTTGTTCCGTAAAGACCACCAACGATTCCACCAGAACCTTGATATCTAGAATAGTTATCAGAAGCAGCTATTGAACCAACTTCACTTGAACCTTCATATTTAGCCATATTTACAAGACCACTAATATAAGAACTCGCATTAGAAGTAGGAGTTGAAACTACTTGATTCCAGATACCAGCCTGATTACCAGTAGTACCATTAGGAGTAGCGTATGCAGTTAAAGTTTTACCGATTTGGAAACCTCCAGTTGCATCTGGGTCTAAATAAATCTTATCAGCAGTAATATCGTTAAATTCTACATCATCAGTAGTATTTAAAGTCTGGTCATATACGTCAATACTGTTACCACCATTATCAAGAGATATAGTGTTACCAGAAATAGATAATTGCTGAGCACCTAAGTTAGAAGGTACGTCAGTTAAATCATTATAAGAACCAGAGAAGTGAGATAGGTCACTAATTTGAGATTCAGTTATTGTTAAATCACCTTCGTGAGCTGTAACGTCTGCACTTGTAACAGTATAATCTGAAATATAGTTTTCACCATTTGTTAAATCAGAGTTACTAGTTGGAATAGTTGGTTTGTTTTGAATAAAAGCATCACCACTTGTAGCATTCCAGTCAGATTGTACGTTCTTCTCAGCATCACTAGGAGCTAATGTTAAATCATTGTTAAATCCACTAAGATTTAAGTCAGATTGAGTTCCACCAATTTCATCAAAGTTAACACCAGTGATATAGTTACTACCGTTAGTTAATTGATTGTTATTAGTAGGAATAGTTGGAGTATTAGTTAATTGGCTATAATCTACAGTTAAGTCATCTTCGTGAGCAGTAACATCAGCAGAGGTTACAGTGTAGTCTTGTATAAAGCCCATAGCACTTATATCAGCTTCTTCTAACTGAGTATTTTCAGTAGGAAGTGCATCAATAAGGTCCTTAAGAACTTTACCTTGATTAGCTGTAAGTCCTTCAGTTGTAGAAGTACTAGTCAAAGTATCATTAAGAGTAATTGCATCTAAAAGAGCAGACATATCTACAGTAAATGTACTAGCATCGTCTCTAGTAAATGTAGCTTCACCAGTTGCACCATCTAAGGAACCACTAGTTAATCTAGCCAAATTAGTATCATCTAAATATAATGAAAGGTCGATATCAGTATCATTACCATTTTCATCAGTATAAGTAAGTGTATTAGAAGCCAAAGAAATAGAAGTAACAGTTTCACTAGGTACGTTACCTATTTGAGTAGTTACGAAATCATAAACTTGGTCAGAAGTTGTCAAACCAGTTCCTCCATCTGCTGGAGCTTCAGTTACAATATCAATTTGAGGAGCTTCCGTAGAAGTACCAGAAATCGTTAGTAAATTCGTATTACCAGACGTTACATCTTCAACAGAACCTGCTACTGAAAACCACTGACTTCCATCATTGGCATACAGTTTATCATTATCTGTATCATAATACAATTTACCTTGACCATTCGAGGGAGCTGTCCCTACAGGATGGATTTTAACATTTTGTAATTCATTCCCTTCAAGAGAAATATTACTTAGGTATTTAATTGCCATTAGTTAAAAATTTAGTTATTATTAATCGATTAATTTATATACGCTTTACCACTAAAAGAAGCAGTAAAGTTTATTGTCAAGGAGTTTATGTCATTATATATGACTTCACCCTCTATTCTGTTATACGAACTATCTACAACAGTAACGCTAGAAAATTTACCCAAGTTGTGAGTAACGTCCCAGCTATTACTTGCAGAAGTCTGATTATGTACGTAGTGTTTATCACCACCATCTGAATTTACTGAACCATCAGCCATTAAGTACTGGTCATTAGTTCCTCCTGATATAGAGAAACCTGTAGCTTGTACGTCTACTGATATATTTACTTCAGTTTGTGATATAGCTAATGGAGTTAATGTTCCAAGACCATCCGTTACGTTTTTTAAATTCGTAGTTAGTCCATCATTATCCTCTAGCTTTAATAATGAATCGTATGATTCTCTAATTTGTTTTCCTGTTAATGTAGCCACTTTTATTTATTATTATAATGTTTTATATATGCCACCCTCCAAAAGATATATCTCTTTGTGGATGAACCTCTTCTTTGTTGTTCGTTAAATACTCAGGAAACTCAGTAGGATAGTTCATTAAGTAATCTACCAATCTAGTAGCATAGTGCTGAGCAGTATCTCTAGAAGCTTCTTTCATTTCGTTTATATCCTCCTTAGTCAATATAGCAGAACTTTCAGACGTTTTCTTAAAAACACCTTTATTACTAATTGTGTACTGTGCGAAAGGTAAAAACTCTAGTAATGCATATTGAGCTAATGTAGGCTTTATATATGTATTTACTAATGTTAGATAATCACCAGTTAAATTTTGTGATAATATATCTGATTGAAGTTTCTTATATAATCTACTTCCTAATATTTGGTGAATATGGATATCTTGAGCTATTTCAATATATTGAATAACCTTATCAAAATCTAAATTACCTGATATAGGTGTATATCTTACAAGGTCCTCCCTTGATATGAATAGTGCTTTACTCATTACTTTTTCTTTTTTGGTTTAACATAACTAGGATGATGACCTTTATCTGCTCTATCTATTTGAGCTTCAGCGACCCTAGTATCATTTTTATATTTTTTATACTTTGGAGAAAATCCTTTTTTACGAGCTTCAGCAGCTGTTGCTTTCTTAGTACCTCTAAGTGCACCACCTCCATAAGGGTCTCCATTAATCTTCTCTCTCTTTAAATAGATACGTCTTTCGAATTTATGGTGACAGTTAACTCCTCCCTTGTGTAACCAAATACTATAAGGTTTTTTACCGTGACCAAGGTTAGAATTTACTCCGTCTTTTTGCATCTTAAGTATGTCTTCCTTTCTATAAACTCTGTTAGCTGCTTCCATAGCTGCACAAAAAGGTCGTTGCTTTTTATTACTATGTTTACTGCTTCCGTGTTTTCTAGAACCTTGTACATAAGCGTATCTTACTTTTACCCACTTAGAATCCTGTACAGAGTCCATATTTCTATTATCTGCAGGTGCAGAAGATAAATTATAGTTCTCATTCAGCATAGCTTCCCAATCTTCATTTTCTCCTTCATTTTCATCTATTGTAGCGTGGACCATCTCGTAGTCTGCTTCTAAGTCTTGAATTGATTCACCGTTTTTATTGAGGTACGTTAGCCATTCAATTTGCTCCTCAGGATTAAAATTTGGAGTGTCAGAGCTTAAGTTTTGCTCTTTATCCATATCTTTTTCCTTTTCTGTCTTTTCCTTTTTACCTTTTGGGTCATTATCTGGGTCATAATCATCATTATCATCCTCTTCCTGATTTTCTTCAGTAAATTCAATAGGCTGACTAGTAATGAAATATATTTCAGGTACTTCTCCATTAAGCTCTAATATCTCTTCTAAGACATCAATTATCTCATTTTGATATAATCTTACTACTGTACTGTCAAAAAGCTGACTAGCGTTCTTAATTTCATCTGCATTTGAAGCTAATCCGTTACCAGATTCTTTAATCCCTAATAACATTGGTGAAGTTACCTTATGACCAATAAGAATTTTATGCATTGCTTCGTTAGCTAGATATTCATAGTGACTAGGTGCATCATTTAAAGATATATCTTCAACAGTTGCTTTATTGTCACCACTTTCATTAAAAGCTACAATTACTTTCTGACCTCTAGAACCAGTTAATTTATTTTTTACATCTCTAGTAATAGCGTCTCTCTGTTCGTTAGAAGGAATACCATTATTGAAATTTATAACCTTAGTACCTGAGAATGAGTTTTTTGCTTCATTAAGTAAGTAGTCTGCAATCTCGTTTTCCAGTTCACAATAAGGCAGTGAACCACTATAGTCAACAGGTGAGAAATACGTATAGCCAGATACATAAGGCTTTAAAATAAATAGTTCAATTTTCTCTTTTGAGTTTCCAAATGTAGGAATCTTTTTTAATACGTCAGAAGTTTTTTTATTAGCCCAGTCTGGGTGATAATAATAATTTTCTATTACTCCTACGTTATTACATTTTTCTGGTCTTAGAGTGTGAATAGGGAAGTGCTTTAATTTAGCGACCTTTCTATTTCTACCACCTTTGGTGTATATTACCTGAATAGCAGCTTGACCTAGCATTTTTCTCTCAAGAATAATCTTCTTTAATTCTCTGTGAGATATCATATCTCTAAGAGCTTTTACCTCTGCATCTTCTTTTTCCATACCTTCAATACAAAGACCTTCTCCGTATATAAGATTAGAAATAGAACCTATTGCAGCGTTATTTGTTGCTGATTGTAAGTAGTTATCTATAAGAAATCTGTAATAGTCATTATCTTCTCCATAAGCTACCCATTCTTTATTACGTTCTTCTATTGCCTTAGGCATTTCGTAACTACTTAAATTTATAGTATG